ACAAATTGTTCAAAAGATAAATCTCCACCTTTGTTTTTGTATTTAACATATTCCATCATTAACATTTGTTCAGCTTGCGCTTGTCCTGCACTGCCACCCATGTTTAAAAAAGCAGGTTTTAATCTTCTAGATCTACCTGCATTTGATCTATTAAATTCTTCTTCATCATCTTCGTCAACTAACATACCACCAGCATAACCTGCACGGCCACCATCCGCTGCGTAAAAATTTTTCGTAACATATTGTTTATCTGGCATGAAATTTAAACCAGCACCGCCATCACCTTGACCGGTGTAAAAATTTCTTGCACGTTGGACTTGAGCTGCGTAATCTTGTCTATCTATTTCTTCTTCATTTTCATCGTCATCGCCACCCATCATAAATGGAGCTGCTAAAGCTGCTGCACCTAGACCACCAAATGCAAGTTTACCCATACTAAATTTAGAACCTGTTCCTAAACTTGGATCATATCTAAACATATTTCCAAGACCACCTAAAAACCCTTCACCACTTTTAAGTTTTCCTAGTAAACCACCTAAGCCACCTGCTTGAGACATTAAAGTTTGTTTACCAAATAACATTGGCGCAAAATTTGCACCTGCAGCTAATAAAGCCATTTTACCTATAGGACTTTTAGTAACTTTTTTTACAGCACGTTTAGCTTTCTTAACAAGTTTACCTAAGAAGTAACGTTGTCTAGGATCCTGTAAAGAACCTAGTCCGCCCTGTATCTGTTGTGGTTGTTGCATGTTAGATATTGCCATAATTTTACCTTAATTCTTATGTTTACTTGGTTTTGCTTAGTAAATCAAGAGGAGGCATGATAACTTTTACGTCCTGTGCCATCTCTTCTGGCTTATAACCCTTAGCTTCCCAGTCTTTTTTTTCTTTAAAAATCTCACCGGTTTTAAGGTGTCTATAAGTTTCTTCTACTTTTGCGTTTAATATTTCCATTAGTCTAGTTTCTCCTTTAAGATGTTTAAATAACTAACACCAATATCGATTGCATCCGAAGTGCTTGATATTACTACTAGCTCTGTTGTACCTTCTACTATTAAAGGTTGAGTTAATAATTCTTGAGATACATTTGCTGTAAAAGCAGCTGTTTTAATAGTTGTTATACCGTTGTTTGTTACAGTAATAACGGGTGTTGCTGTAGTTGTAATTAGAATAGATTTAACAATATACGTTTCATTAATTAATGGGTTTTGTTTTGTGTCACCAGTAACCGGTGGTACTATAGTTGTACCAAACATTTTTTTACCTGCACTAGATGCATCCTGTGCAGTTAGTCCAAAAAATTTATACTGATTTACTACTGCCATTATTCTAAAAAGAAACTTTTAGCTTCTATCTCCTGTTTTACTTCTTCTTGAAAAGAAGTATTTAATTTTGTAATTACACTATCAAGATCCCTGACCAATGATTGTAAATTTCTTTGTGTGTATTCAGGTGACGCTCTAGTCAATGATTGTACAAGTTTAGCCATTATATTAATCTGTTTTCTACTTGTCTTAATACTTCTTTATCAAATCCAGATAAATCAACACCAGCATTACTTAAGAAGTTTTTAGCTACGCCGTCTCCGTTGTAATCAGCAAATTCAATATCTTTAATAAAGATTCTTCGACCTGTTGTATCTAGTGAGTAAACAACTGGTATCTTATTGATCTTAACTGCAAGTGGACTATCTTTAACCATAATAAATTTACCATCTTCTTTAACATAGTGACTACCTGCAACAGTAACTCCTTTGTAATCATGAATTTCATCAGCTGCTTTAAATTGGAATACACCTGTAACTTCTCCGCCTTTAGTGGCATCACCCAATTGAATATTTTTAATTTGTTTAGTTGAACCGTCAGCCATTTGAATAAGAGTTCTTGGATCGAAACAATATGAACCTCCTCCACCGGGACTATTATTATCTGAAGGGCCATCACCACTAGGACCATCACCACTAGGACCATCACCGCCTCCAATCTGATCAGGAACTCCAGAACCTCCTCCACCAGTATAACCTGGCGGTCCTGTAGTTGGACCATCACCGCCTCCAATCTGATCAGGAACTCCAGAACCTCCTCCACCAGTATAACCTGGCGGTCCTGTAGTTGGACCATCACCATCAGGATTTGGATCTTCATTTACATTCGGATCAATTATTGTATCAGCTCCTATAGGTGTTTCGATTGAAGGGTCATAGTTTTCATTAGCATAAACTATGTTTGATTTTGCAAATGCTATGTCTTTTATTTTTTGAAATTCATCTAAAGCATCTAATTTATCCATCATTTCTTGATATTTACCCGGATCAAAATTAACGCTATTTGGATCATATTTATCAAATTTACCTAAAGATTTGTTAATAGTATCTCTTCTTTCTTGAATAGTACTATCAGTTATCTTATTAGCATTATATCCGGCCATAATGTTTTCAGCTGTATTGTAATCACCCGGGCCTTGAACAATTTGTCCAATGTCATTAACCATAATACCTTGACCACCTAATTCATTTTGCATTATAGCTGTGTAGTTAGTGGGAAGTAAACTACCGATAGCTTGTGCACCCATTTTAAGCATACCCATGCCCGGTATTAAATTTACACCTTTTGAAATTAAAGATCTAATTCCAGTTAGTTCTTCATCATCATTTATAAAACCCTGATCATATGCAGCATTTTCTTGAAATTCTTGATTATCTATAGAACTTTGATAAGGTGCATTTATAGCTGTTTGATAAGGGTTAGCATCATAATCTTGATTTACTATAGTGTTAGGGTCTGGATTATAAACACTATAATCACCACCACCAGAATCTGCAAAAGCATCTGTATTTACAATACCTTGATCTGTTACAACTTCATCTTCAGTTGCATCTTCTGTAGTTGGTATTTTAAAATCTTCGACTAAATATTGTCGTTCTGGAATATATAAAAAACCTCGATCTCGTATCTGTTGGTCTGTGAATTTACCAAGTTTCCAGTCTTGACCAGTGCTTGTGTTAGATACTTTTAATGCGATAGATCTTGCTCGTACTCTTGTACTTTTAAAAGTTGTGCTTGAATTAACTGTAAAATTTGTAGTTATCGGTGTACTGTTAGGATAATTTCTAGTTGTAAAACTAACTTGAGTATCACCTGTTTGATCAATAAAGTCTGGAATAAATCTCATAATCCTCATAATATATTCACCGTCTCCTCTAGTATCAGGTGTCCCTACAGCTTGACCTGAATTACTTCTTTTTTGTGTAATATCAAAATCTCCTGAAACAATGTTAGCCGTAACTGCAGTAATTACACCACCTGCATTTTCTTGATCGGTCCCTGTTTCGTGCTGATAGTATATACTACTTCCATCTATATTACCAGTAACATCGTATGAGCCATTGTCATTAGGGTCATAAAGTGTTGCATGAGGTTTATCATATACAGCAGAATCTTCCCAAGCAGATCTGTTTAATGTCCCTGTAGTCCAAATAGGTCTTTGAGTTGTAGAATCTAAATAGTTATAAGTAACTACCCGATCAACTGTAATTGCATTAGCTGAACAGTAGAACCAGTTAATCTCTCCAAAAAGGTTATTAACCCCTGCATTAATTAAATCTCTAGGTACTGAGTTTAAACTATCGTAGACAAAATCTTCAACTAAACAAGGCATAGATCTTAGTTGACCGTCGTAATTAAAGAAACCATTTTCTGACATCCAATAAGCAGAACCATCGACTTCAACCGCAGCATTTTTACCAATTAATCCGCAGTTAGTTCCTGCCTGTGCAAAGGCAAAAGTAAACGGTGATCCAACAAATTGCATTAAGAACAGCGATGTATCGGTCCAAATATATATGGCATCCCTACCTTTAATAGCAGACATAATCTTAGAACCCGCAGCAAGCCTTTGAGAACCTGCAGTATTGTTTGCCGTAATACTATAGTTATTAATATCTTCTTGGTCTGAAAATCTTATAAACATGTCATCTTGTGTAGTCTTGTCTCCAATCCTAGTCTCTGTTCCAAAAAAAACTAAGTGTCGATCTGGTGTAGATACCATTACATGACGTGATGCTGTTGGTGCACCTGTAATAATAGTTGCTCTATTCGCTACAGCATTAGGTGCTGCAGCATCCCATTCAAAACATTCTCTGTTGTAAATAAGTGCAATTAATTTTGTACCGTAATTATCTAAAACCCATAGACCAGGATTTAGTGTAAACTGTGTAGTAGATGAAGCTTGGCCCCATCCATTAAAATTTGTAACATTAGTAACAGCAGCACCCAAACTATGCGTTGCAGCTGTACTGCCATTAGCACCTCTTGCACCACCAGTTAAGGTCCCCGTTGCCGTATTATTTGCCGTGTAAGTAATAAATTCTGTTCCTATTTGTATGGTACCTGAAGCAGGGAACGCGGCGGAACTTGTTAAGACAACTGTAGTTCCTGTTGTATTTGTTAAAGCAGTTGCAAGAGTTGTTGTTGCAACGCCGTTAACTACACCACCATATAAACCTGTACCCCAACCAAAACCAGATTGTTGTTTAGCAGGTCCAACACTATAATAATATAATGCATCAGCAGATCCTGCACCTGATAAAGGTGTGCCTGCTTCTGTAGTTGCCATTGTTATAGTAAAAGTTGTATTAGTTGGAACGGATGTTACCATAAACTTTTTACCTTCAAACGTTGCGTTGGTAAAAGTAGATCCTGATAAACCACTAACGTTTTCAAACATAACAATGTCATCGTCATCTAACGGAACAGATGTAGATACTGTTACTGTTACAATATTTGAATTTGCTGTGCTTGTAAATGTTGCGCCTGAAACGGTTTTTTCTATAGGGTGAATATCGTAATATACTCCTTCAGAAAAAACGTAAAGAATTCTGTTTGTTCCAATTGCAGAATATTTTATACTAACATTATCATCCCAATTATGAATTGCTCTTGCGGCACCTGTTAATTTATCTGCGCCTAGTTGATCCCAACCACCAATTTTTTCAGGAGAACCATATCTAAAACGTACGTTGTCACCATCAAACCATTGCCCTTCGGCCCCGGTCTCTGTGACTTGTTTATTAAATCCTGGTGCAAAACCTAGTTTTTGTAGCATAAATTAATCCCTAGTTTAAAATATACTAGAACCCTAGTTATATCAACATATGTTATAGGTAGAAAATTAAACTACGATGCTGTGTGTGCTTTACCAGCAACGATAGCTGCATCAACTGCAGTCATATCTTCATCAGTCCAGTAATCTTTAGCAACCATAATCTCTAAATGTTCAACATTTCTGTCTACACAAGCTTGTCTCTCTTCAGCTGGTTCAGCTGCCATTTTAGAACCATCAATAACTGCATTAATTAGATCTACAGAATGACCCATAGCTTCATAATCTTGTGCTATTTCTTCTGCTGTTTTTACTTCACTCATAA